TGGGATTGAAAGTTGAAATGGAACACACTGACGACCCAATGGTTGCTATTGAAATTACTATGGACCACCTTACAGAATTTCCTGATTATTACACACGTCTTGATAAAATGGAAAAACAAGCTAAAGGCGATACTAAATCAGAAGGTATGGTAGATAGCACGCCTGAAGAAGAAGAAACAACTGACCAACTACTTGGATTCAAACCACATAATGTCGGTGATTATGTTGATGAAAGTGAATGGGACATAGATGGAGATAAGTATTGGGAAAAAGAATTGAATAATAACGAACCAATACCTGATGAAGAAGAATATGGTGAACCAAGTCCCGAAGATTTATACGGTGATGTGACTGTTAGTCATGGTGAAAGAAAACCATATGGTGGATTGTTGGGTGAAGAAGAAGAAGACCTAACTGATTATCAAGGTGAAGTCGGTGACCGTTATCAAGATGGTAAAGGTAACCAATTAACTGTTAAGGATGATATTGAAGGCGGTGTTAAACTGCAAGGTCAAGACGGTGAAAGTGAAATTGCTACACAAGACATTAAATATTTAAAACAACTTGAAGAGGAAAATGGTGGCGGTAAATATTCAACAGTTGAGAAAACTAAATATGGTATGACATACTTATTTGCATTTCCTGACCCAAGTGGTATTGAAAGTGAAGAAGGTTTAAATGGTTGGGAAAGTCAAGACCCTGCAAATCGAGAACTTTATTTTGTTGATAGTAGGGAAGCTGCTGTTGATGGATTAGAAAGTTTCCAAGAATCTAAGAAAAGTAAACCTGTTATCACTGAAGAAATGATAAATAAAGCTAGACGTACACTAAATAAACGTGGACTTAATGAAGGAATGACAAAAAAAGAGGCAGTTCAATTACTAATCAAACATAATATTAGATAATTAATACAATATTTCATATAATAAAAAGGCTACCATTGGTAGTCTTTTTTGTTTATGAGTATTTATAGAAAAAATAGATTGATGTCGATATTTAGGTCATATTTCTCAAAGAACGATACGTTGATTAGTTCAAACCTAACCAATAATTCTCAGAACCCAGTTACTGAGGTATCATATGGTTCGCTCCAACCAAGGGTCACTCGATTCATTTTCGATATCGATTTAAGTGATTTAGTTGAAAAAATCAATAATGGTTTCATGGTTCCCAATGATAACATGAGACATATATTACATATGACCAACACTATCAGCTATGCTCAACAATATCTTGGGAAGAAAAGTTATTCAGAAACCATTGAGAGAACGAGTAGTTTCGATTTGGAATTGTTCAATGTTAACGAGGATTGGGATGAAGGTAGTGGTTATGATTTCATTTATACCGATATAATCTACCCCAACATGACAGACCAGGCAGCTAATTGGGTTGACAGGAAAACCGAAGTGCCTTGGACAAGTGGTGGTTCATATCAGAGTGGCGTGACTGAGATAATTGGCAGTCAGAGATTTGAAAAGGGTAGTGAGAACCTAGATATTGATATTACCGATTACGTTAATCAAAGGCTCAGTGAATTAGGTGTTAGTGGGTTAACAGGAACAACAGGTTATACAGGAAGCAGTTTTGGGATAGGTATTAAGTTCCCCGATGAATATGAGGAACTAATCACAGAATTTACACAAGCCGTGGCATTTCACGCAAAACATACCAACACTTGGTACGAACCATTTGTTGAAACAGTTGTTGACGACACAATCAAAGACGATAGGAATTATTTCTATTTGGATAAGGACAACGACCTCTACCTTTATGTTAATATCGGTGGTATTGAGCAAAACATTGATGTATCAAGCGTTAACATCTATGATTACGAAGATAATCTAGTAGACACATTAACTGGTAATTCTATTGTAAATGTCAGTAAAGGCGTATATAAGATTGGTTTAAATGTTAGTTCAGATAGTTATCCCGATGCAGTTATATTTAGAGATGAATGGAACGTTACTATCAATGGTAGAGCAAGTCAACACATTGGAGAGTTTTATCTGATTTCCGATAAAAAATTCTACAGTTTCGACCAATCAAATGATATTAATTTCGAAAACTACTTCTTTTATTTTTGGGGGATATCTGAAAAAGAGAAACTTAGTGCTGGAAATGTAAGAAAAGTTAAGTTAACTATAAAAGAACTCTATGCAAATCAAAATAATTTCTTACCTTTGGATATTGAGTACAGAGTATTCATAACAACAGGTGAAAAGTATGAGATTGATGTAATTCCTTTCACAAGTGTTAACAGAACAAGTGCTGGTTACGAATTTAATCTTGATACCTCATGGTTAATCCCTCAAGATTACTATTTACAAATAAGGATGAAAAACGGTAATTATTACGAAAATAAACAAACATTATCCTTTACAGTCGTATCTAACAATCTGTTATAAGATAAATCAAAAAACTTACGAATTTTTTCAAAATGTCTTGTATTTATGTCAAATGAAGGCTATATTTGTAGCATTATTTATAATTGAAAAATAACTTTACTGTAAAAACTATTGAAAAATGGAAAATTTGAACCAGACAGGTCAAAAAGACTTGTCACAATTAAAGTCTATGTTTTCGGACTATCAAAAGAAACAATCTCAATCAACAACCAAAAAATCACGTGAAGACCTTTTAGCGAAGTATTTCGTTCCAAGAGCGTCTAAAGAAACTTACAGAATTCTCCCACCAAAAGCTGGTAAGAGGCATATCGAAGAAGCATTCTTTCACGTTATCACAACTAATGCAGCAGGTGGTAAGAAAAAGCATGGCACAGTTATTTACTGTCCTGCTCACAACGACCCTAAAGTACCCAAATTGGGAACTGATGGCAAGCCACTATTAAACGACCAAGGCGCACCTTTGATGGTTCCCGCTCCATGTCCTTTATGTGCTAGGAATAAGAAATGGCTTGCAAAACAAGACCCATCCCTTAAAGGCATTAAGAAAGAGAACATGAATGATGCTCAGTTGGCTATTAAAGCCGAGAATGATAAAATCTATAAGGAAGCCATTAAGTGGGAAGCTAAGAAGTTCTACATTGTCAGGGGAATTGATAAAGGAAAAGAGAAAGACGGAGTTAAGTTCTGGAGATTTAAGCATAACTATAAGAATCAGGGAACTCTTGATAAGTTACTTCCTATCTTGGAAGACTACATGACAACTCATCAAGCTGATTTTAGTGATGCTCTTACTGGAACCGACCTGAACATCATTATGACTGATAGTGAGTTCAACGGGCACGTGTACAAGGCTATCTCAGCCATCACAGCTAGAGGTAAATCACCACTTCATGCCGACAAACAAGTTATGCAAGCATGGCTTGATGACGACATTAGTTGGAGAGATGTGTTCCTTCCAAAGAAAGCACCGAATACCACACCATACGAGTTCCTCGAACTGTGTGCAAACGAAACCAATCCTTATTGGGAAGACACTGACCAAACCAACAAGCATTGGGTATTTCCTGGTCGTCCAGATTTGGAAAAATTAGCCAATACTCGTACAATGAATCTCGACAGTGATGAAGACAATTTTGAGCAGGCGACTGATTTGACTACTGAAGAATTGCCACGTGTAACCATCAGTAATATTACTGAGGAAAAAGTTGGTGAATTCGAAGATGATGCTGTTGATGTTGGTAAGGCAATTACGGGTGCAGCACAACCAAGTGCGCCTCCTGTAACACCCGCTCCAACACAAGCAGAAGCTCCTGTTGTTGAGGAATCTGAAGATGACCTTGATGACGACACTGAAATGGATAGTGAACCTGTTTCTGAAGGTGACGGCACGGGGTCTGACTACACAGACCTACCATTCTAAAAATCATTAGGTTGAAAAAGGGGAATTAGCGTTCCCCTTTTTTGCCCTTATTTAAATTCACAAATTTATGGCAAAGAAGACAGAAGTACCATCAAATACTGTGGTACGCAAACCAACCGCAAAGAAACAGTTCAGTCTCGATAATTTCAAGAAAAAAGTGGGAGCAGAAAAAGTTCCTTCCAAACCACTTGTGTGGATTCCAATTGATGATGCACTACAAGAAGCAACAGGTATGCCAGGTATTCCAATGGGATATGTAACACTTTTCCGTGGATACAGTAATACTGGTAAATCAACGGCTTTGATGCGTGGTATAGTGAATGCTCAGAAAATGGGTAAGTTACCGATTATTATTGATACCGAAAACAATATTGATGAAGGTAATCAAAGACTTGCATTGATGGGTTTCGATTGGGATGGTGATTATATCCTAGTTAAGAATAAATTCCTTCTTGATAATTTTGGAAAACTTCAAAATAAAGAAAGGAAAGAAGCTGCAATTGAAGACATGGCGAAAGCCGTATATTATTTCATCGACCAACAGGAAGCTGGAAATCTACCATATGACCTGTTTTTCGGAATAGATTCAATCGGAACACTGAACTGTATTGCAACTATTGATGCAGCAGTGAAAGACACCGCACAAAATAACATGTGGAATGCTGGTGCTTACGAAAAAGCATTTATGTCCATTCTAAACAATACGATTCCAAATAGTAGGAGAATTGATAGTCCTTATACCAATACAATTGCTGCTGTTCAGAAAATTTGGTATGATAGTATGAATAAGGTAGTTAAACACAAAGGTGGTGAAACATGGTGGTTTGGTTCGAGAATGATTTATAACTTCGGTGGTATAATAACTCACGGAACTAAAAGGGTTACGGCTGCAAGTAAATTGCGTGATGTTAATTTCGGATTTGAAAACAAAGTTAATATAGCCAAGAATCACGTTGATGGTGCATTGGGTGGAATCAGTCTTGAAGGTAAGATTGCTTCAACACCACATGGTTTCATTTATGCGGATGCCGATGGTATTGCAGCGTATAAGAAAAAACACATCTTACATTTCCGTAACATTCTCGGAGATATGACCCTTACTGCTGACGACATCACAATCGAAGCCAAAGACATGGATGATGAGGGAAATGTTATTGAAAAAAGTAAAATAACAATTGGTGACGATAGCGTGACAACAGATACTGATGTAGAAAACGTGGAATAATGAGAAATAGAACCCTTTTAGTTGACGCATCGTATCTCTTAAAGCGTTCGTTTCACGGAGCAAAAGATTTACAGACCACCAAGTTCGGACACATTGGTGGTTTGTATTCTTTTTTAACCACCACTAGAAAAATGATTAAAGACCATATGATTAATAAGGTCATACTTGTCTGGGATGGTGAGGGTGGTGGTATTCAGCGATACAGAATTGATAATGCTTATAAAGCCAATCGAGCAACTAAAGAATGGCATAAACGCATTGAAATGAGTGCTGCTGAAATCAGAAGAGAAGAGAATAAAAAGGAATCTCTTCTTAAACAACGACAAAGAATCAAGGCATATGCTGAAGAACTTTATCTCAGACAAATCCAGGTTGATGACACAGAAGCCGATGATTTAATTGCAGCATATTGCATTAAGAACCATGAAGATGAAGAGATATATATTTACTCTAATGACAGGGATTTTGCACAGCTAATTGACCTAAATCTCACAATAATATTTCCAAACATCGACCAACCAGTAACGAAAACCAATTATCTGATGTATTTCAACCATCACTATACAAATGCTTTGGCAATGAAGATTATCTGTGGTGACGATGCCGATAATATTAAGGGTGTTGGTGGGATTAAAGAAAAGGGTCTCGTGGAGAAATTTCCTGAACTCAAATTCAAAACCATGAGTGTGAGGGATGTCTGTAAGCGTGCAGATGAAATACAACAGGAACGTAAAGCCAATAAATTGAAGCCGTTAAAAGCATTGGAGAATTTATTATGTGAGACAGGTATTGAAAGACTGAAAACAAACTTTGAATTAACTAACCTTAGACAGCCAATACTTACTGAAGAAGCAAAAGAAGAACTTCTACAACTTGAAATACCGTTGTCATCGGAAGGCAGGGAAAGTGCGAATCTACATAAATTGATGATGGAAGACGAGTTTTTAATGGTTTATGGTAGCACATTTCCACAATATGTTGAACCATTCCATACTGTAATTATGTATGAAAAGAAGTTAGAAAGAGAGTATTATGAGAAACACAATATTAGTTTTTAAAAATCCTTTTAT